TTGATTGATGTTCTATATTACTAAATGTTGCATGTTCTAGGTCTGCTATCATATGAGGTGGTACATTATAAATCCTTGCAATGTCTGTTGTATTTAATTTTTGTGTTTCTATAAATTGGGCATCTGCTTGGCTCATCGTTAAGTCTTGGTATGTAATTCCAGAGTCTAGTATTGCTATTCTGTTAGCATTGGTCATTCCTGTGTTCATTTTTTCCCATTCTTCACGAACTATTTTCTTGGCTTCTGGTTTTAATGTTACTCCTGGTACTGTTAACACACCCTTGGCTGTTGTTCCGTTTTTATAGAATTTGGCAACATACTTTTGTGATGCCATTTGGCTACCGATAGTTTCTCTAGCAACTGCAATTGGTGACATTCCTTTTAGTCCTGTAAGACCTATATTTTTTATGTGTAGAACATTTTCATATTTTAATTTTACGGATTGTCCATCTGGTAGAACTGTTGTATACCAAACTTTTCCGTGATTTTTATCATCTGTTACTACTTCTGTTAGTTCTGGATTCAATATCCAAAGTGCTTTTGGATATCCATCTCTGCCGAATTGTATTTCTGCATAAGCATTTCCATATAATTGCCTATGTGCTTCCATTGTCAATTTAAATTCAAATGGTGTCATATATGGATTTGGTCTGGTTTCTAGTAAATGAGTTACAGGATGTTTAGTATCTATTTCTTTCTTGCCATTTTTATCGTTATATACATGTATTGGTAATTTTGCTACACTTTGGCTCAATAATCTTATACATGCATATGCCGCTGACATTTTCATTGCTGTTTCTTCATTTACTAATTCTCCCGATTCTGATTCTCCACCATTTATCCAATTTACAAACCATTTAGAAGGAGTGGTTACATTTGATTCGTTTTCTGTTTCTGCTTCTTGGTTGCTTATTAAATTCTTTATAATATTTCGTATTCCCATTTTCCCCTCCTATAACGAGAATTCATCTCCAAGTATTAATTTATTCAAGTCTATTGTTGTATCTAGCAGTCTAGCTCTACTATGGCTATTTACCATTGCCGCTGCTGGGTCTATTCTGTTTTTACTTTTTGCTTTATCTAGGCATATGTTTCCATTTGGATCCTGTCTAGTGATACAATTACTAATTGCCCATGTTAACACGGGATTTTGATTATGAATAAGTTTTTGTTGGTATACTAGTGCTAAAATATCTTTTGTTGGTTCAGAAAGAGTCGCATACCCTTGCCTTACTGACACCATTAAAAACCCTTCATTTTCTAGGTCATTTGCTATTTGTGTACTATTCCAAGGGTCAAAGCATATTTCTTTAATCTGGAATTTTACTGCTGCCGTTCTTATATATGCTTTTACGAATTCATAATCTACTACATCTCCTGGTGTAGCTGTTATATATCCTTGTTTTATCCATACAGAGTACGGAACTCTGTCGACTTTTTCTTTTTCTTGTATTCTGTTTTCTGGTATGAAACTATGTGAAAGCATTGCGTATCTTCCATCCTCTAACCTAAATTCTAGGTTTACTGATGTTAAGTCTGTTGTTGCAGATAAATCGAGACCGCAATAACATTCTTTTCCTAACAGTTTTGATTCTGGAATAAAGTCATTGCACAGATGCCATTTACTCATATTCATCCACGCAACATCCGAGTTTACCCATTGATTTAGGTATAATCTTCGGAATCCTGCTTCTAGAGATGGTATTTCCTTTGCTCTTATAGCTGTCTGTCTAAATTCTTCAAGACTTCTAAACACCCCTAATGCTGGATTTGCAGCGAACCACACTTTTTCATCCCATATGTCTGCATCTGCAGGTGCTTCGTATATTACTGGGTAGAATGTTTTGTCATATTCTTCCCCTCTGTTTTTCTTATCTATTTGCATTTTTGAGTAATTGTATAATTCGTAGCATATTCCGTTTGTATCTGCTCCAGCAGTTGTTATGCTTATGAAAAGTGGTTGCCTACGAGCTCCCATTGATGTTTTTAATACATCGTATAGTTCTCTATTTGGTGCTTCATGTATTTCATCATAAATTACTACATGTGCGTTAAATCCATGAGCCGTTCCCGCTTCTGCAGAAATTGCTCTATAAAATGAGTTTGTGTCATATCTTACTATTCTCTTTTGTGATTCTATGATTTTGCATCTGCTTGATAATGCTCGATTCATTCGTATCATTGCACAACAAGCCTGATATACTTTGGTTGCTTGTTCCCTTGATGTTGCTGCACTATATATTTCAGCCCCGATACTCATCATCCATAAATAAACAATAGAGCACAAGTGCTGCAATTAACTCTGTTTTACCATTTTTTCTTGGTAAAAAAATAAAGGCCTCACGAATTTCTCGAAAGCCTTCTTCATTTACTGTTCCAAATATGTCTTTTATCATTTTTTCTTGGAATGGCATTAGATTGAATGGGTGTTTTGCATATTCTCCTTGTGTATTCCTTAATAGTTTTACAAAGTCTACTGCTCTTTTTGCTCTTTGTTCATCATACATTAATGCATCGCCTTCCTAAACAAAGATTCCATTTCATCTTCATCTTGTTCGCCTGGCAATTGCATTCTTCCACGACTGCTCGGTGTTAGTCCGAACTCTGTCATAAAGTCCTTGCATAATTTCAAGTATTTTTGAGCAATAGCCACTTGTGGCAACTGTTGTATGTATTTACTTTTTTGATTTGGTTGGAATATTGTACTTCCTATTTCATCCATCTGTCTTTCTGCCTCTACATATCTACTCCAACATTTGCAATATGCTTCTAATGCTTTTACATCCGATTCTGTTAGCAATTTACAGTCTGCAAGTATCGGTGCAACTCTATTCCATTCCTTTTTTGCGATTTCATCTAGCCACTCAGGTGCTTCTGGATATTCTCCTGGTCCATATTCTTTTGCCTTAACCTCTTTTCCTATTCTATCTTCTAATCTAATTTTTGAGGGATTGCCATTTAATATGTGCATTTGAGTAGGCTTTGGTTTTCTTCCTGGTGTAGCCATATTATTTCCCCCTACTTAAATATTTCGTTATATGTGTATTCCTTGTTATTTCTTATAATTTTTATATCTGTGGTATCTTGTTTTTCTTGTATATATCTTTTTGTTATTGCATCACAATATATTGGATCAAGTTCTACTAGGTATGCAGTTCTATCTAATTTTTCTGCAGTCATTAGTGTGCTACCGCTTCCACCAAATAAGTCTAGAACTATATCTCCTTTTGCAGAACTATTCTGCATTAGTATTCCTAGTAGTCCTAATGGTTTCATTGTAGGATGCAATTTATTTTTTTTAGGTTTTTCGTACTCTATTACACTAGTTGGTATTCCTTTTTGGTATTCTTCTATTAATTCTAGCAATTCTTTTTTGCTTTTTTTCTTAAGTTCATCTATATCTGTTTCAAAAACTGTAGATTGACTTCTACCTCCATACCAAGTATGTGCGTTGCCTTCCTTCCACCCATACAATATAGGTTCGTGCTTCCATTGGTAGTCTTGGCGGCCAAGTACAAACTGATTTTTTAACCATATCAGACATTCTGCCATTTTAAATCCTGCTTCTACAAATGCTTTTCTGAATGAAAAGCCTCCTACATCTGAATGGAACACATATATTGGTGCTCCTTCCCTCGAGAATTCATACATACATTTATGTGCATCTATTAAAAATTTTTCGAACTCATCTTCTTCCATATTGTCATTCATTATTTTCATTCCTGTGGTATCTGATTGGTAATTAACATTATATGGTGGGTCTGTTATAATTAAATCAGCTTGTTTTCCATTCATTAATCTTTGTACATCTGCTACATTTGTGCTATCTCCACATATTAATCTATGTCTACCTAGTAGTATGATATCTCCCAACTGAATATTTGCTTTTTCTTCTTGTAGGGCTTTTTCTAAATCAAAGTCATCCTCTATTACTTCTTCTTGTACTCCTAGCATTCCTAGTTCTGCAATATCAAACCCTGTAATGTCTGCTAGTCCTATACCTTGCAATTCTGTTAATAGCACTTTTAGTTTGTCTTTATCCCAGTCACCAGATATTTTATTAAGTGCTATGTTTAAGGCTTTTTCTTTTTCTTTATCTACATCTACTACTACGCATTGGATTTCTGTATATCCCATATCCTTTAGGACTTTATATCTTTGATGTCCTCCTATTATTGTTCCATCCTTATTGATAATTACAGGATCTACATATCCAAATTCTTCAATACTTTTTCTTATCTTTTCGAACTCTTTATCTCCTGGCTTTAAGTCTATTCTTGGATTGTATTCTGCAGGCTTAAGTTCTGCTATGTTTATGCTTTTAAATTCCATTTTTAATCATCTACTTTCTCCCATTTTGCTTTCATATTTCCCATATGTCCATTTGATGCTAGTTCTTCATATATTAGATTCGTTCTTAATTCTAGGAATTCTATTATTCCTTTTGGTGTTAAGTCATATATTTCTAGAACAATATCTTTTAATTCTTCATCTGAAAATCTAGTATTTGTTCCAAATGTATTTATGTTTAATGAAATTGGTTTTTCTATTCCTATTGCATAGGCGATTTGCACTAGGCATTTGCTTGCCCATTCCCTACTGATTATTTTCTTTGCTATATATCTTGCCATGTAAGCCGCTGACCTATCTACTTTTGTAGGGTCTTTTCCACTAAATGCACCGCCGCCATGTGGACAGTATCCACCATATGTGTCGACTATTATTTTTCTTCCAGTTAGTCCGCTATCTCCTGCTGGTCCACCTATCACAAAATTTCCTGATGGATTTATTATTATTTCTGGATTGAATATATCTAAATGCATCCTTGGTATAACTGGTTTTATAACATGCTCTAATATATCCGCTTCCATTGTTGCTTTTTCTATACCTTCTGCATGTTGTGTTGATATTACTATTTTATCTATTGAAACATCTCCATTGTCATCGTATTTTACTGTTACCTGTGTTTTACCATCTGGTTTTAGGTATCCTATAATGTTTTTTTCTCTTACTTCTGTTAGTTGTTTTGCTAACTCTTTTGCGTAGTACATTGCTATTGGCATATATGTCATAGTTTCATCGCAAGCATATCCGAACATTATCCCTTGGTCCCCTGCTCCAAGTTTTTCTTCACTTGTAGCTCCTGCAATATCTGGAGATTGTTCATGTATTTTCACATCTATTTTGCAATTCTTATAATCAAATCCTAGTGTTTCATCATCATATCCGATGTCTTTTATTACCCTTCTTGCTATTGCTTCATAATCTACTTTGGCTTTTGTTGTTACTTCTCCCATTATTAATACATATTGGGTTGTAACTGCAGTTTCTACTGCTACTCTTGAATACTTATCTTGTCTTAAGCATTCATCAACTATGGCATCTGATATTTGGTCGCATACTTTATCTGGATGTCCTTTTGTTACACATTCACTTGTTATATACATCATGTTTTTTCCTCCTTTTTTTTTTTATTTTACTTGTATTTTTTTATTAATTAAG